GTCACCAAGGACGGAGTTGTAGAGGCAACCGATTACAAAGTCAATGGAACATCCATAGAGCAGATATATCAGAAGATTCTGCAAGCAGGAGCAAACATTCAAATTGGAGCAGACGGAAAGACCATCAGCGCAACTGATACAACCTATTCCGCAGGAACAAATGTGCAGATAAATGGTCAGAACGTAATCAGCGCCACAGATACAAATGCGGTTGCAGATATGACCGATGTGGATATTGATGACCAGACTCTTGCAGATGGACAGACTCTGAAATGGAATGCCACTTCCGAAAAGTGGGAGAACAAAACGGGTGGTGGAGGCTCTGCAAATGCGGTTGAGATTACATGGTCGGCTTATCAAGCCTTATCGCAGGCAGAGAAAGAAAACGGCACTCAGTATTATATCTCAGATGCACCCGAAACATTCCCTTATCTGACGGTGGAAGATGGAGTGTTGATGATAGTTTATGATGATGGAGAGTAAAACATGGGAACAAGACACACAATTTTTTTCATGGATGAAGAATATCCGAATGTAGCAATGGGCGGTGGCTCTGGTGGCGGTGGAGGCAGTTCAGCCACCTTAGAATATTACAAAGTAGTTGGATACATATTTAGCACAACAAGTGGAAATAATAACGCATGGGGGCAGTGTGAAATCATGGTATTCGGCAACCATGCAAGGCTTGAGTTTTCCGTTCAGATAACGGGAAGCGGAGCATCCGATGATTTTAATTGGGGATTAGATATTGACAAGATAAGAGCAATTGATTCAAGTATTCCGAATATAAAAGCAACATCGGGCGGAACGTGGGACACGTATAGCGGATATATCAGCGATAAGATGCAATGGTCACCAACATTGCAGGCAACCACAGACGGAAAGAAATGGCGTCCTGCGAGATACTATCAGCAAGACCCATCATATGTCGGCTCATGGAGTGCGGCAACGTGGGGTAACGGAAGCCATTTGAGGGGCGTTGCCTACGGCGAGATTGAATAAAAGGAGGAAAACCATGGCACGAAAAGGAATACCAGTTTTAGACTTTGATGATTTAATAACAGCAATTCAAGCCTTATCAGCCCCGTCAGCAACGGACGTTGCAGTAGACCCAACGGGCATGGAGATAATCACAGCGAATAATTCGCAAGGCGCACTTAAGCAGTTGGATACGGCGGTGGATTCGGTTAATTCAAGTTTAACGCAGTACATAAAGCGCAAATTTATATCGATTCCAAGTAGTACGGCAAGTGGCACATATTTAACAAATGATTTTACCATTGATGATGGTTATGAATACTTATGTACTACCCAAGTATTAGGACAGGGCTTCGTTCCTACAATTCCTATTATGGTTGATGATGATACTAAGAGATTGTGGTATCAAGGCACAATTCCAACTAACCAATCAATTAAGATTATTTATTTGGAAAAACTAAGTCTAAGTTAGTGCGTTAAACATTTGTTAATTGGAAGAAGATAAGATGCCCTCAAAGAGGGTTCGCCCACTCGGCTTCGGTCGGGTGGGAATTACAAGGAGAATCATATGATTGAGCAACTATGGAATGCGATTCAAGTTATCTGCGCAGGCATCATCGTTCTTGGTGGCGCAGGGGGAATCATAGTAGGACTTTATAAGTGGGCGAAGAAACCCGACTTGAACAGAGACGAAAAAATAAAAGGACACGATGAAATGTTAGACAATGACAACAAGAGGCTGAACAAGTTGGAATCAGCGCAGGAGAACACAGACGAAGCACTTCAAGTTCTTATGAAAGCCATGCTCGCCATGATGAGTCATGCTATTGACGGAAATCACACGGAACAGCTTGCTGAGGCAAGGGATGATTTACATGAATATTTAATCAAGAGGAGGTAAATGGAAATGAAGCTAAATGACAAAGTTTACAACGTACTGAAGTGGATATGTCTTATCGCGCTTCCTGCACTGGCGGTATTCTATTACACACTGTCAAAGATATGGGGACTTCCATTTGGAGCTGAGATACCTGCGACCATAAATGCCGTTGCGGTGCTTATCGGTGCGCTGATAGGAATATCTCAGATTAATATCAGCAAGGAGGAAAGGAATGAAAACATCACAAAAGGGAATTGATATTATAAAAGAGTTTGAAGGCTGCAGGCTGAAGGCATACAAGGACGCTGTTGGAATTCCGACTATAGGCTACGGTCATACTAAGGGCGTAAAAATGGGCGACACTATCACTCAGGCACAGGCCGAGAAGCTTCTCAAGGACGACCTTGCTGCTTATGAAAAGAAGGTTGATAAGTATAACGATACATATCATTTCAACCAGAATCAGTTTGATGCACTTGTGTCATTTGCGTACAACATCGGAAGTATAGACCAGTTGACTAACAAGGGCAAAAGAACCATTGCGGAAATCTCTGAGAAGATACCTGCATACAATAAGGCAGGAGGAAAAGTTCTTGCCGGTCTGACACGCAGAAGGAAGGCCGAAAAAGCCTTATTTGACACGAAACCGGACGAGGCGGTAAATACTGCGACCGACGAAGAAAACACCGAAAATGGAGCTGATTCGGGCTATGTCGTAGGACGTACATATACAATATGCGCAAGCGACTCGCTTAACGTCCGGAGAGGTCCTGGCGTTAAATACGCGCTAGTGGGTTATAACAATTTGACAGCTGACGCCAAGAGGCATGCGACAGCGAATGGAGCACTCAGAAGCGGTACCAGAGTCACCTGCAAAGATGTCAAGATTGAAGGCAATAACGTATGGATGAAGATTCCTAGCGGATGGATCTGTGCCATCTCTGGAAAGTCAGTATATGTAAAGTAATCACTTGTTTTCCATATTATTACACCCCCTGGGTGCCCTGCTTGGTCTTCCCCCCTCAACTTAGATCAGGCAGGGTATTTTTTTATGCTTTTCGAGGGGAAATAAGAGGGGAAATAAAATGTGATAATATGGTATAATGAGTGATTATGTTAACAAGGCCAAATCTTCGGAAACCGCAGAAAATAAGGGCTTTTGCACCATGTTTAGCTACTTCTCAAAATCATGGTTCAAGTCCCATCTCCCGCACAAGAAAATGACCTCGGATTGCCCTAAAATAAAGGGTTCCGAGGTTTTTTGTTTTCTCTGAGGGGAAATAAAGGGGAAATTAAAGCACTTTAGCATTATCCAGGATAGCGTTATCCCGCTCCCTTAATTGCTCAGTAATATGGAAATATATGTCTTTTGTAATCTGCGAACTCTCATGGCCTAACATTCTGGAAACAGTTTCAAGTGGAACTCCATCAGCTATCAGAAGGGAAGCTGCGGTATGTCGGAGAGCATGAGTTGTTATCGTTCTTCCGAGAACTCTGTTTGATAATTCCTTCAGGTACTTATTGAAGGCATAATAATCAAGATGGGTTCCTTTACTATTGCACATGAACAGATCTGATCTGCATCCATTCTCAAATTTATACTTACGTATATACTTACGTATATCACTCACGAGATCTTTTAGTTCCTTCCGAAGATAGACATCACGATTTGATGATTCGGTCTTTGGAGTGTCGAACTTATCTGCATTGATCTGATATGTGGATCTAACATGGATATAATCATTATCTATGTCGGAATCCCGAAGGGAGATAACCTCGCCGACTCTGAGACCTGATAAAGCCATGAAATGGATCATGTGATGCCAGTGCGGAATATTCTCAGAATTATCCAGGAGTTTTTTCAGCTCCTCACGTTCCAGGTATTTATCCTCAATACGTGCCTTCTTATTGTCTGGGAGCGTTTTTAGCTTGTCTATGAGCGTTCGTTCTGTCAGATAGTCATTTGTATAAGCCCAGTTAAGAAAAGCCTTAAATCGAGCTAAATACTCGTTATAAGTGTAGTTCTCTTCGGAATGGCTCATGATAGTATTCCGAACATAAGGAATCGAGAGGTTATTGATAAGCGCATCTTCACCCAGCCACTTGAATAATCGGTTCAGAGTGGCTTTATTTCGGATTAGGGTACTCTCTTTAAGGGTGCGGGCCTTATCGTCCAAATACAAGCCTAAAAGTCGCTTCAGGGAGAAGTTATCGGGTTTGGTATTTGTCAGAATATCATCAATTCGTTCTTCCAGGAGTCTCTTTGCGAGCTTATAGTTGGATGCACTCTGTTTATCCAGGAGAATGGAAACTGTTTTCCATCTTCCGGTGAGTTCATCCTTATATGGCATCCTATACTTGCAGCGCCCATCCTTCTGAACTTCTTCATATAATTCTACTCGGGTTTTACTCATATGATTACCTCTTGATTTGTATCTTTATCTCAATTGGATCTGAAAAGGTTGCAACTTGTCCTGAATCATTTACCTTCTTATAATCACCACCGGAGATCTTCGCAGTTATGTTCTGATATCCAGCTGCAAGCATTTTAAGAGCTAATTCATTGCTATCTTTTGGAATATATCCAACAAATATAGTATTGATCAGAACTTTAACAGCATTTGGATCATGTGCGTTGTTTGGTTCAGCTACAAGCTGCACAGGTTCATTTGTGAAATAGTATCGGAATAGCTTCTTGTTGGTCCATCCCTTTTCTATGATCTTATCAATTGGCATGGTGTACTTTTTCTGCTCGGTTGCCAGGAATGCAAGATTATCTCTGTGATATTCAATTCCGGCAACGAAGAAACTCATTCCATCTGGAAGAGCAGGAGCTGGCTTTGCAGAGGTAAATGTTTTCTTTAACTTCTCAAACATAGTTAATCCTCCTTTTTTGTTGTCTTCTCCATAGATTCTTTAATTTTCCTTGTGGATTCATCATACAATTTCTGAGCAGCTGCCAGGTTGTTTTTTGTTTCTTGAGTAAGATTGACATCAACATTATCAAGTAATAATTGAGAATAAGCCAGGAGACGAGCCCTGATATTTTCTGTCATCTTATTATAATTTGCAATCAACTCATTCTGTTCCGGAGACAGTTTTAAATAATTATCCCATCCCATTAAAAGGGCAGGGTTTACTTTAAGTGTATCTGCAAGTTTTTCAATCTTGCCACGTTTCATCTCTTCGATTTGCCCACTTTCCCATCTTGAAACGGTAGATTGATTTACTCCTACACTCTGAGCAACATCATCAAGGGTTAATCCTAAGTCTTTTCTTCTTTCTTTCATTAATTCACAAATCTCATTATTATCCATCCTTACACCTCCTATATTCAATTATCTCCGGTAAGGTCATAATATATCAAAATATGCGTTTTTGCAAATATTTTATAAATTTGTGAAAATTGTTCTTGCATAAACGCAAGAAGTATGTATAATAATACTTGTGAGATGCGTAAACGCATAAACCACAAGATAAACCACTATTAAAAGAAAGGAGGCCAATATGTTCGACAGGAAGAGACTCCAGGCGCAGATGGTTCTAAAAGGAGAAACCGCTAAATCTTTATCGGAGAAGTTGGAGATCAATGAATCCACTTTTTATCGTAAGTGTAGCAATGATGGTGATTTCAGCAGATCTGAGATTAACAAGATCATTGATATTCTTGAAATAGAAGATCCAGCGGTTATTTTTTTTGCAAATGAACTTGCGTAAACGCATAGCGTAAACGAAAGGAGTAGGGCAAAAATGTACGCAAACCAAACACAGCTTGCCTCACAGTTTGGCTTTCATCCGAATACTATCTGCAAGATGGTTGCGGAAATGCGACAGACCGGAAGATATCCTCCGAACTGCATTATCGGAGAGCGTAAACGTCGCAGAGTGAAAGTTGAGGCATTCGAGGACTTCTTGATCAACAGAGAGCTTCTGAGGAGTCCAACAATGAAGAAACACGTTAAACCATACAAGGAGGAGAGACCATGAACGAAAATAAAAAAGGCACAGGCATAAAGCCTGCACCAAAACCACACAATCATTCTATCAGAACTGTAGACTTTTGTCTACTTCTGTCAATTATCTTTTTATTCGCTTTGCTCATCTCCGAACTGTATCACAACGATGCACTGGCTGCCTTTTCTATGGGTGCCATGATCGCATCAGCAATTCCAGTAACACATCATAATTTAAAAAGGAGATAAGAGAATATGGGAAATGAGGTTTTAACAATTACCGTGCCTCTTGAAAAGTATGAGGCGCTTGTTG